CCACCCATAATGTTATCCTCCTACTTTCTTCATTAGTTTATCCCACCGGTAAATCCGTGGTTCAAATTGTTGGCGGCGATACCAGCAGACCCATTGGTGCGGACGTGGCGCCACGCGCAGAAACTCCCGCACAGCATTTGTGTGCCCAGCAGCAGCAGCCAAGCGCACGAACCAGCAGTTAGGCTCGCCGTCTTCAAAGGCTTGCTCCTCCGCATTCCACCGCGCTTCGCTGGCCAGCATGAACGTCTTGGAGCTGTTCCAGACAAGGCCCGAAGACAGATGCTCGCCGAGCAGCGTCCAGAAATCCGTCGTTGCGTCGTGCTCGTCTTGCCATGCTTTTGCTTTTTGCCATGGCAGCATTAGTGCAGGTCGGTCCATGCCGTGTTGGTGCGGACTTGCAGTTTGTTCGTTGTGGAATTGTAAAGGACGAGGCCAGCGGTCGGGCTGGTGATCGCGTCCCGCTGGGCGGTTGTCATCCGTGGCGGGAGGAATCCTTGCGTTGTGCTGGTCACATCAAGGGCCGCCTTGGCGTCCGGTGCGGCCGTGCCAAATCCCCCGGCACCGGTCGTCACGACATTCTGTGCCCCAAAATTCGGCGACACTTTGGTGCCAGCAATGGCGGCCGAAGCCGACACGTCGGCGTTGACAATGTTGGTGATGGTCGGCACGGCGGCCGAGTTCATCTTGGCCGGGGTCACGACTTCGCCCGACACCCAGCTATATCCTGCGGTGATTGTTGCCATATTATGCTGCTCCCTTCATGATTCCCGTATTGACCAGCGCCGTGCGGCTTGCGTCTTGAAGTGTTTTGATATTGGCCACGTCCGTGCGGATCTTGGCGAGCTGGGAGGCAATGGACGCCAAGGCGTTCTTCACCGCCGTCATGTCGGCGGTCAGCGAGGTAGTCGCATCAGCGGCCGGAGCCGTGATTGCGGCCAGCGTTGTGCTGACCGCTCCGCCCGTGCTGTCGGTAACGGCGTCCTGTGTTTGAGCTGCCGCTGCCGCTTGTCCTGCTGCGGCCGGCTGCACCACCGGTGTCACGTTCCAAAAGCCAATCTTTTGCCCCACCGCCGTGCCGATCTTGGTGCCGGTTGTCGTGTTTAAGATGATGTTGTCGGCATCACCCATGGTCACGTTTCCGTTGAATGTGGCGGCGCCTGCCACCGTTAAGGTGCTGTCAAGCACGGCTGCCCCTGTCACATCCAGCGTGCCGGGGAGGTCCGCATTGTCCGTCCATTCTACTCCGGTTCCGGCTGCGTCCGTCTGCAAGAGCTGCCGCGCCGCGCCATCGGCTAGCTTGCTCACGGCGATTTCGGCCGAGGCAGACACGTCAGCATTCACGATGGTGCCGTCTACCAGATTAGCCGAGGCCACCGTGATGCCGGTCGGCAAGGCGCCGGTCGCCAGCTTGCTCAAGGCAATGGCGGCCGAGGCGTCGATCTCGGCATTGACGATATTGCTGATCGTGGCGCTATCGACCAGCGCATTGAGCTTTGCCGCTGTTACGGTTTCGCCCCCACTGAAAGTGTGTCCCTTGCTTAGTGTTGCCATAATTATTCGCTATGTCGTGTTTCGGTTTGCGGCATGCTGGGCATGGCCGCCTCCACGCCGACCGTGCGGATCTCCGGCCGCTCGGCAGTGGTTTCAAATTCAATTTCGCAGTAATGCGCCTTCGTGCGGATCGGCTGCTTCAGCGTGTAATCCTCAGCCAGACCGGACGTGTTGGTCATTCCCGGCACCAGTTCGATTTCCTTGTCAGGGTTGACCATCAAGGCGTTGACCTTGATTGATCCGGTATTCGGCAGAACTACGTCCGACATCACGCGCACGAATCGCTTGCTGCCCATGGTGCCGAATCCATAGCGGCGCGTCTTGAGGCGACCGCCAACCGGCGTGAAGTAGTCAATGCCCAGCGTAGAATCCGGCGGATCATCTCCGCGCTCTACGTCTTCCAGCAGAAACAGCTTGCCGGTCAGCGAGGCGGCAAAGAGGCGGCGGCTGGTCGCATTGCGTTGGGCCACGATCAGATTGCTGATCCCAAAAGGATAGCTGTCGATGGTTTCCCATTGCTCGTTGAGCGCCGAGTAAATGAACAGCGCATTGTTGAGGTCCGCGCCATCCACCGGCGCCGCCAGCCAGTAACGGTTGTCGTGCCACAGGCCCACGGCGTTCTCAGCACCATCGCTCGGAATGCGGGCGATCTGGTCCGCGATGGCGTCCGACAGAGGTTTGGTGTCTCCGCGCAATTTAAGATCCAACCGCGCATCGAGGCGGTAGACGCCGGCATCCGAAAGGAAATAAATATACTGACCGGCCGTGGCGATGGACCGGCGGGCGCTGCAACCAATTTCATCCGTCAGCAACTCCAGCTTCGACACCGGCGAGTCCACGGCAAACGAGCCGCCATCCGTTGAGGCGAACTGATTAACCGTGGCCAGCCAAATCGAGTTGCGCATGAAGACCAAGAACGATCCCTCTACCCACGGATGCACCGCCACGATGTAGTCGTTGCTGCCTTGGTTCGCCCGGAAGCTGGCCCAGAACGGATCGTAAAGGTCGGGGCTGAGAATATCGGAGAGCATGACCTGGTCGCGGTCGTCCGGCAGGACGAGCCGCCCATTGGCATAGGTCGCCCAGCCAACGGATCGCATTTTGCGATAGGTCGGCCCCTCCGCCGGCACGCCGCCCGGCGCCTTGGCGAATCCAGTCAGAATATCACCCGTCCAATACATCGGCGGCTTGACCCTGCGCACCGTCCGCCCCGCCGCCGCCGCCATGGATGCCGTGCCGCTGGGCACCGTAATGGTAAAGCTACTGGTGCTGACGCCGACGATGTCGTATTCATGGCCCGCAAAGGCCGCTACCGATCCACCGTCCAGCCGCACCCGCTGACCGGCCGAGTAGCCATGCGCCGTGCAATAGACCGTGGCCGTGGTGCCTGACACGCCGATGCCGCCGCCGGTCAACTCTTTCGGACCCCAGCCCGCCACATTTTGGTCGGCCTCCCGCAGCAGATACGTCCGGTCAAAGGCTTGCACCATCGACACCTTGTCGGTCGGCTCAATGATCTCGCCCTCCGGAAACGGAAGAGGCTGCAAGTAATTGACCGCCTCCAACTCGTCGCCGATTTGATCCGTGATCGGATCGCCGGTGTGGTCAGTGATAAGACTGGTTGCCTCGCCTAGGCTATTCGTATCGTCGTAGACAAACGCCCCCGTTGCAGTGGCCAGCAGGATATACTCTTTGTTGTTTAGCCCCGGCGAACGATAGGCGCCGCTGGCAAACACGCCATTGGGGTAAGCACTCAAGAGCTGCACGCCGTTTGTGCCGGTAGCCAGCGTGAAATCCAACACCGTCTCCGAGGTCTCAATCGGATCAAACCGGAACGGCAACGTGACCGGAAAGTCTCCCGGCAGCAAATCATCCGCCAACCGCCGCGCCCCCTTGCGCGTCTTCGCCGTCCCGCGATCCAACCGCATGTTCTCCGAGGACTGGAGCATGCCCGCCGGCAACGCCACCGGATTCAGCCGGCTGGCAAAGCCGACGAAACCTGCGTCTCCGTCGCGGACAGTTGGACTTTCGAGGGGCATTTTACTTATCTATGGTTATGGTTTTGCGCTGATGGCAACATTCTTTACCCATTCAGCGTGCTTCTCAGATTCCGTTTTGTGCAGCTGGTCTTGGGTTTGATTAAGCAACGCGCTAATCACCGGAGCCGCTACTCTATATGGCAATTCACACAATGCAGCGTTAATGACGCGGGCTTCTTGCTCAGATATAGTGATGTTTAGCATTACTATTATTTTAATGTGCTTGTTCTAAAGTTTCTAATCTGTCGCTCAGTTGCTGCACTGCCTTAATCAGCGGTGCAATAAATTGATCATAGCGCAACGCCTGTTGACTGCTGGGATCACTTTTGTCTGTTAGAATCCATCCCCCAAAATCGACATCATTCGGCAGAGCGCTTTTTACTTCTTGGGCTATAAGTCCAAAATGAGTCCTGCTTCCTGCTACATCTTCGACTATAAACTCCGATGGTATAGCTCCCTCTGCGCTTGGATCGACTTCTTCTCCATTGTTATCCCTAAAAACCTGTCTCACGACTTCTTTTCTGCCAACTTTCCATTTGTAAGAAACCGGCCTCAAACTGTTAATGAAGCTTAATCCCAGTGAACAATTCTCAACATCTTGCTTGTCGCGTCCGTCTGATGTTTGGATGGTTCCATTAACTGCCCACACTGACGACCAGCGTATCCCGCTGGCTCCTAAAGTGTAGGCATCGTCTGTCGCCGGTTTCATGGTGGCCGCCACATTTATGTTTGCGGTCGTTTCAAAATTAAGGCGCTCTACGGCTCCCGTCTGGTCGTAGACACCAAATTCGCCAGTAACCCAGCCAACAGTTGACCATATCCTTGCTGGCACATCTGTTCTAAATAACGCATTTGCAGTGCCATTTTGTTTCGCAAGATAAATTGAGTCATGGGTAGCTAAGGTTTCAAGTGCTATACCCTTTTTCGATTCAATCAATCCGGTTCCCCAGATTTGAGCTACAACTGCTGTTTGATTGTTTACAACAAAAGCCTTTCCCTCGTTATTCGTTATGTTTTGAAACCTAAAACCTGTGCCATTGCCCTCGTATAAAAACCCAATTTGTGAATAGTCGCCCGGCTCCCAAGAAAGCGTTCCGCTGCTTGCGCCAGTTGATGCGGTGTTAAATGTAAATGTGTTCGGCCCCGTAACGCTTATGGCAGCATAGCCATTGATGCCCGCATCTGTTGCCGAAGAGATTATAACAATATCATTTGAGGCAAGCCCGTGATCCGTTGTTGTTACCGTCACGACGGTAGTTGTCCTGCTATACGGCTGCCCGGTTGTTTTTTCCATGCTTCGCGGCAAAGAATGGAATGCCTGCTGAAACTGACCGCGCGTGAGAAATCCCGCGGTGGATGGATGCCTTCCGGCGGCGCTTGCGTCAAACCCCCATAAATAGTTTGTATTGTATTCACCCGTCGGGTCTGTGTTGCCTGGACTGCCGCGTAAATTCCATAGCCCCATTTCAAACCCAGCGCACTGAGGCGCTTTGTCAACGCCGCGATCCATCCATACAATGTTGTTTTGAGAAAATACTTTCGTGAAATTATTGAATAACGCACCAACCCCGCTTGATGGCACCTGTCCGGGGCTTTGGTTTCCAATCTGAAACCAGCCGCCTACAGTGACGCTGCTTCCGTTGGATGACCACGATGTAATAAATCCGGAGTATTTCGGCGTGTGTTTGGTATCAATAACCATGCCTACGCGAAGCAACTTTAATTGTTCTGTTGTTAGCGGAACGGCGGGAACTATTGTTGTTGCCGTGAAGTTTGCGCTGGCAACAGTTATTGATGGCGCGGCGTTGCGGTTGTCACAAAACAATGTGCAAGAGTCCCTATCTTCGAAATCAGCAATTTGAAACGCATCAGCAAATCCATTAACAAAAGCGCCCTCATCATACGACTCTGCCGGATGGCCGCGCAAAGACAGGGTCACGGCTTTGTCCTTTGTGCCGAAATGATTGGCTGAAAAATGCAATCCGGCCCTAACAACCCTGCCATTAAGTCGAGACGTTCCCGTGTATGCCAGCGGAGCCGTTGGCAAAAAACTTGCACCATGATCCAAAATGTATGTTACATCTTTGCCGTGATTATTTACTAATGATTGGAGAAGATATGTGCCTGCGGGGACATAAATCTTTACGCAAAGCGGAAATGTAATTCCGTAACTATTATCAAGAGTGTCTGATCCTAATGCTGCCAAAATTGCATCGGAAAATGCCGGCTCATCATTATTGACTCCATCACCCACGGCTCCGAAGTCTTTGACGTTGACCACGCCGTTGATGGTGTTCAGCCCCTTGGCTAACTCGGCGGTGGTGGCGCGTTTGGTGATGCCGCCTTGCTGGATGATAAGTTCGTCAGCGGCGTTGACGGTTGTGGCGTCGGTTAGTTGGGGAATTGTTTTGGCCATAGGATTAGAAGTTGGCAGTTAGCAGTTGGCAGTTGGCAGGGTTAGTTGATGGCCGCTTTTAGGCGGGACTTAAAGCGGGCCGCGTCGCCGGGGGAGATGTCGGTTTTGCGGGTTGGGGCGACTTGTTGGTGGGTGAGGATGAGGTTCATCGGGATACCCCACTTCTTCATCCGGGGGACGAGGTATTCTAGGGCGCTGTTCATGGCGGCTTCGCCGAGGGGGTCTTCGTAGGTGTTGCCTTCCCAGGCGACGCCGAGGCTCCAACTGTTGAGGTCGGACCGGCCTTGCCACGAGCTGCGGCCGGCATGCCAGCACCGGTCAGTATCGTTAGCGAATACTGTCCTGCGTCCATCGCGGGATATGAGGACGTGGTAGGACACTTTGCTCTCAGGGTTCATGCACCAGCTCACGCTGCCGTTATAGCTGCCCGATGTGTGGTGCAGGACGATCATGGTCGGCGTGATTGGGCGTCCGCTTTTGTTCGGGGTGTTGAGACGGCGCTCGTCGTAGGCTTTGCTCGCGGCGGGTGTGGAGACGGTTGTGGATACGGATGGCAAGCTCGGCGAGGCTGGCGCTGGGCCAGTCGCGGACGGCTTTCCAAATAGTCTCTTGATCCACTTCCACATCTGCTTACTTCTTGTAGCCCTTGGTGCTAGGTGTGACCGTCACGGTTGCCTGTTGCTTAATAAAGTCGTAGCCCACCGTGACGCACCCAGCCGCACCGACAGCCCAGATGGCGGCGAGGATCGCAACTGCAATGAGTTTTGTGGCG